ACCTATGCTCCTGATGGTGCTCGTGAATTAGTCAAGGGCCGCTTGTACGAGTGGAGCCCGGTATTGTTTGGAGCTAACCCAGCTACTGCGGTGCTCGGTGTGAAATCGGGACTCAATGACGACGTGCAGACGGTAACGTCAGAACTCACGCGCGTCATTACGAGGCTGAACGAACGTGCCGACATTCGCAAAAAAGAAGGGCGCACGCTGTCGTCGGCAAACGTGGCGCGTCTTTCGACATTGCTGGAAACTCTGTCATCAGCCGTAGGCGATCTGAAAGTATTGATTGATTCGGCAACACCAACCAATGCGAAGGCACTCCTCGAAATGGAGCGTCTCCGCGCTGTCATCAACGCAAAACGCAACTAACTATGAACATCCAAAGCATCAACGACGCCATCAGCGCGAAGTCTGCCGAGCTCGACACCGTGCTCGCTAAGACCGAGCCGACGATGGACGACGTCGCAACGGCCAAGACTCTGAACACAGAGATCGAAGGCCTGCAAAAGCAGCTCGACGAAGTCAAGGGCTTCGAAGCTATCAAGGCATCCAACGCATCACGTGTTGCACAAAGCAACACCCCTACCAACCGTCTTCCACAGACGCAGACTGTCAAGGTCGGCGATTCGGCTGCTAAGTCAAACCTTAGCGACACCGAATACAAGAGCCTCGTCACGGGTCTCTTCGTCGGTGGCCTGACATCGGAGGCCGCACGTGCTAAGTACCAAGAGGTAACAGGTACTGAGTACAAGTCGCACACGCAAGGCAACGATGCCACGGGCGGCATCTTCGTACCAACGGAAACCTCTGCGCTTATCATCAGCTTGAAGGAATCCTACGGAACATTCCGTCGCAACTCACGTGTCGAGCCTATGGGCTCGGAATCGATCCGCATCTTCCGCGCCGGTGATGACGTCACCGCATACTGGGGTTCGGAACTGGGCACACTGCAAACATCAGATATGTCTTTCGACGCCGTCACGTTGAACGCCAAGAAGATGTACGCCTACGCACAACTCAGCGAAGAGCTGATCATGAACAGCACGCAAAACCTCGGTTTGCGCTTCGCTGAATCGGTCGCTCGTCAGTTCGCTAAGAAGGAAGACGAAGCCGGGTTCAACGGCGACGCAACATCTACCTACGGTGGTGTGCTCGGTCTCGACGGCAAGTTCAAGAAGCTGGTCGTTGACGGTGGCGGAACCTGGACAACGGATGCTGACAAGTCGAAGGCAGCCGGCGTGCAGGTCCTGACGGGCAACCTCGTCAGCGAGGCCGTTATCGGAGACTTCCTCACAGGCAAGGCCAAGCTTCCAACGTACGCACTCGCTGGTGCTAAGTGGTACATGAGCAAGCAAATTTTTGCTGCAGGGCCTGAGCGTCTCGCATACGCCACGGGTGGTGCAACGGCAGCCGAACTTTCGGGTTCTTTCGGCCAGCGCTTCCTCGGCTATCCTGTCGAGTATGTTGATGTCATGCCAACGGCAGACGCCAACTCGCAAATCTGTGCGTACTTCGGAAACCTTGCACAAGCTTCTTCGTTCGGTGATCGCATGACGACTGCCATCAAACAGGACACATCACTCGGTTTCGCTACCGACAGCGTGTACGTCAAGGCTACGCAGTACATCGACATCAACGTTCACGACATCGGTAATTACAGCGCCACGGCTTCGGCTCGTGTTGCTGGCCCTGTCATCGCATTCGCTTCCATCAACTCTTAATCCACAGGAGAACAAACTATGAACATCATGCAAAGCGTGAAGCACGTTCTCGTTACGCCTCCTGCGGCTATCGTCGACAACGCTTCGTTCACGACTAACACGATCGACACGGCCGGTTACGGCAAGGTCGCCATCTTCTTCGCACTCGGTGCAACTGATATTGCCATGACGGCTTTGAAGGTGCAAGAGTCTGACGATTCGGGAATGTCCGGCGCTGCCGACATTACGGGTTGTGTCTTCGGTGCAAGCGGGGCCCCTGCGCTCCCAACTGCTAACGACGATAACAAGATCTTCGGTTTCTTCATCAACCTCGCCGGTCGCGATCGTTACCTTGACTTGGTAGCAACGGCAGGCGATGGTTCCGCGGGAACCTTCGGCTCGGCATGGGCTGTGCTGTACAATGGCGACTATGGCAAGGACGCAACAACACGCGGTCTTGCTGCTAATCTGATCAAGGACTAAGTGTTCTGACTACGGGCCCTTCGGGGCTCGTGGTCAGCATACCAAAGGCAAACGATGGTCATCCTGTCAAACACTGGCGAACGTGTAGACTTTAACCTTGTGCGCAATGCAGGGTTTGCCCGCACGTTCACGCATAAGACCAACGGCGTAGCTACGAACATTTCAGGTTACACCTTCGCCGCGCAAATCCGCACCACTGCGGGGGCTTTGGTTGCATCGTTTACGATAACGACCGTGAACGCCGCACAAGGTACATTCTCAGTAGCATTATCCGCAGCGCAGACGAGCGCACTGACGGCCGGCACAACATACCTCTGGAGTTTGGAGCAGACCGTAAGCAGCCTAACGAGTGAGCTATTGCGAGGCTATGTCCAGGTGGTGCTCGACGAGGTGACGGCATGACGACCGTAAACGTTGATCAGTCAACGCTTGTCATCGACATCGTCGAGCAAAACGTCAACGTCAATACGGTGAATCAGTCGGTGACCCTCGACATTTCATCGGGCGGTCTTGTACCTATCTCCGATGACGTGTCATTGACGGCTGGCGAAAACCTGTCGGCACTGCGGGCGGTAACATCCAACGTAAGCGGTCAGGCTGTTTACGCATCAAACGATACGCTTGCAAACGCTCAGGTCGTCGGCATAACGTCGAATGCTGCATCTTTGGGTGCTGGTGTTACGATCAAAACGTCGGGCATCATGACCGATTCAAATTGGGCCTGGACAAAAGGCACGGTTTTTCTTGGCACGAACGGCCAGCTAACACAGACAATCCCAAGCGGTGGCGCTTACATCGTCCACATCGGGCGGGCGCTCACTGCGACGACACTTCAAATAGACGTCGACACTCTCATTCAAACGGTGTAAACAATGGCAGACAAGTACATAAAGAACAATAGCGGACAACTTGCCGAAGTCGAAGGCACAACAACGTCAGCTGGCGCAGGCTCTGCTGGTAAGATCGTCGCTCTCGACAGCGCTGGCAAGCTCGATAGCACGATGATGCCAACGGGCGTAGGCGCTACGACCAAGCTCGCCGCAACATCTGAGAACCTTAGCGCAGGTGATCTGGTGAACTTGTGGAACGATAGCGGAACAGTCAAGGCACGCAAGGCAGACGCCAGCAACGGCCGTCGTGCGCACGGCTTTGTTCTCTCGGCAGTCACTTCGCCGAACAACGCAACCGTGTACCTTGATGGTACGATAACGGGGCTGACGTCCCTAACCCCCGGCGCTGCGTACTATCTCAGCGGTGCAACGGCAGGCGCAATCGTATCAACGGCTCCGTCAACATCGGGATATCTCTCGCAAGAGGTCGGTGTAGCGCTCTCAGCTACTGAGCTCAACTTCGAAGAACAGCAGCCTATCACGCTTGCCTAATGGCTAACCTACGACCGATAACAACCAGCGGCAATCTGTCGGAGTTTAGTAGCTCTGACAGTTTGGTATTTGGTGCGTCTATTGTTCTCGTAGAACAGGGCAGCAGCCCCAGCACACCGTCATCGGGACTGGCTTTGTTATATGTAAAAACGGACGGTAATCTGTATTTCAAGAACGATGCAGGCACGGAAACACAGCTTAACTAATGGCAGATAAAAGACCCATAACAACACCCGCCGCACTTGCAGAGCTAACGAATAGTGATAGCTTGATTGCGGGCGCATCGGCTGTTTTATCAGAGCAAGGCAGTTCACCAGCTACGCCGTCCTCTGGCTATGGCATCGTTTACGCAAAGACAGACGGCAAGCTATATTTTAAGAACGACGCAGGAAGCGAAACCGACCTTACCGCTGCGGGCGGTGGGGGAACAAATCCAGTCATTCGCGAATACACAGCCAACGACACATGGACAAAACCAACGGCATCTAATTTTTGGGGTGCATTGGTTGTCTGCATTGGCGCAGGTGGTGGTGGTGGAAGTGGTCGGCGCGGGCCGACAGGAGTAATACGATCAGGCGGTGGGGCTGGTGGTGGCGGAGCTTTTGTGCAAAGATTTATGAGGGCAGCGACACTAACGTCACCTACTTATTCAATAACCATTGGTGCGGGTGGCAATGGCGGAGCAGCTCAGACTACAGATAATACATCGGGCAACGCAGGGACTAATGGCGGGCAAACATCTTTCGGTTCTTTGGTGATTGCAGACAAGGGAAATGCTGGTCAGGGCGGAGGATCAAGTAGTGGAACTGCTGGCGCTGGTGGTCAAGCTTCGCTATGCACTCCCGCGCGCG